CGATCCTGATTCTTTAACTAATTCATAATTTTACTAGGGATTTATAACTAGCTTATCGACTGCCCTAGCAGACAAGCCAAGACGATAAGTTTAATTTTCTAAGGAGGAAAAATGGCAAACTCAACATTTAATGGACCTATTAGGTCTGAAGGAGGATTCAAACAGATATCCTTATCAAACGGAGTAGCAACCGATAACTTTACTATTGACTCAAGTGGTAATATTGATAGTACTGGTAACATAGCATCTACTGGAAATATAACAATAAAACAAAAAATAGATAACTCTACTTTTAATACTGGTGGTGCTGTTACAGATACATTAACTGCAGCAGAATCTGGAACTATATTTACTATAGATGGAACTGGTGATATTGTAGTTAATATGCCAGCATTAAGTACATCTAATCCTGGAATTACTTATGAGTTTATTGTTACTACTGCTGTAGGTGGTGGTAAGACTGTAACTTTTGTATTACCAGGTGCAGGAGTTTCTAACTGGTTTGGTGCTTTATCCCTTATGGGTGGTACTGCAGCTAATCCTGCTAGTGATGTTGCAGGTGATACTTTAACTTTACCTAATTCAACAGTTGTTAATTCAAGAGTTAAACTTACTTGTATAAGTGATGATGCTACTAATTCTACATGGAAAGTTGAAGCATTATCTTCACCAATTTCAACTATTGCTTAATTAATAATATAATATAGAAAGGACATACTATGTGGAAAACACCAATCGTAAGAGAAGTATCTGTAGGTTTAGAGATTAATTGTTACGCATGTGCAGAAATTTAATCAATGGACATATGGGATGAAGTAATAGCAGCTTATAGTGAGGAAGTAACCAATTTAAAAAATCAATTAGGTTCAGGATCTGCAGAAGATCATTCTCACTATAAGCAAATCGTTGGCTCAATATATGGCATAGAATGGGCTAAACAAAATTTAAAAGATATAATTAAAAAACGAACTTATGCTGAAGAGGATGATGACTAATGCAAGGAGTAGCTTTAGAAAAAAGTATAAAGAATGATTTATGGATAACAGATGATGATGAGAAAGATCCAGGAGTTCTACCAGAGCTTCCAGGATATCACATTCTTGTAAGACCCATAAGTATAAAATCAGCAACAAAAGGAGGAATCCTTTTACCTGATTCAACAAGAGAAGATATAGCATATTTAACAACAGTTGGAAGAGTATTAAAACTTGGAGATTTAACATACCAAGATACAGATAAATTTCCAAATGGTGCATGGTGTAAAGAAGATGATTACATTGCCTATGGTAAACATGTTGGACAAAAACTATTTTATAAAGGAGTAAGGCTTTTATTATTATTTGATGATCAAGTAATTATGAAGGTTCAAGATCCTACAGATTTAGATCCAACATTTAATTTAACAAAAGGTTCATTTTAAATTTGCATTATGCTGTAAAATATGGTATAATATAATTAATAACTATAATACGTAATACGTTTGTGTCGTATACAACGGAGGCTAACATGGCAGACAAAGAAGAGTGGAACGAAGTAGAAGTTCCAGAAACAGAAACCAAAGAAGAAAAAGTTCAATATGAAGTAGAAGGTGAACAACAAGAAGAAGTTAAAGCTTCTAAAGAACCAGAAGTAAAAAAGAAACAACCAGAAGTACAAGAAGAAAATCCTGAAGAATTAAAAGGTATTGAAACTGAAGGAGCTCAAAAAAGAATAAGAAGACTTATTCATCAAAGAAAAGAACGAGATGAGCAGATACAACAACTCATACAACAAAATGAAAACTTACAAAATCAAACTAAACAAGAACGAAATCAATTTAATCAAGTTAATAAATTAAATTTAGAGGCAACAGAAAAACAATTAAACGATAAAGTTGAGTTAGCTAGAAGTTCTTACTTAGATGCTTTTGATAGTCAAGATAAAGAAAAACTTTTAAAATCTCAAGAAGCTTTAAATGAAGCTCAAGTCGATTTAAAAAATTTACATATAACAAGAGAACAGTTTCCAGAAGAACAACCACAACCAACACAGCCACAAGTTGCACCTCAACAACAAATGCAACCTACTCCAGATCCAAGAGCACAGGACTGGGCTGAAGAAAACGAATGGTTTGGTAAAGATAATATCATGACAGCATCTGCACTTGCTATTGATGCTGAATTAAAAAATGAAGGATATACACCAGAAGATCCAGATTTTTATAATCAAATTAATAAAAGAATAACAGCAGCGTTTCCTCATAAATTTGAAACAAAAGAAGAAACAAATGCTGAACAACCAGTTCGTCAAGATGGTACGTCTAATCCATCTCAAGTTGTATCAGGGAGTTCACGTTCCTCTCCTAACTCTAAAAAAGTTAAACTATCTCAAGGAGATATAAGATTAGCTAATAAATGGAGTATACCACTTGAAAAGTATGCAGCTGAAAAGCTTAAAACAGAAAAAGCTGAAGGCGAGTATACAACAATTAATATGAAACGTGGAGGATAATATGACACGATTAAATACACGTAGTACTCAGAACAGAGAAACTGAAACTAGAGAAGAAATAGATTACACATATGAAGAACCTAATGCAACTTCAATCCCTGATAACGTAAAACAGAGATTTGAAGGTGAAGGTTTAACACTTGGTTGGTTACGTATCGACATGAAAGGTCAAGATGACTATATGAATGTTGGTAAGAAAATGAATCAAGGATGGGAATTTGTTACTCCTCAAGAAGTTCCTGAGATGAGTGCAACTTCATTCGTGAGGAAGGAAGGTCGCTATGCTGGAGTCATCAGTCGTGGAGATGTTGCGTTAGGTAAAATACCTACGAAAAAGCTAGAGGCTAAAAAAGAATTTTACAAACAAAAATCGGTAGAACAGATGGAGGCAGTAAATTCACAATTGATGAACGCATCCAACTCACGTATGCCAATTAGTAATAATTCTAAAAGTACAGTAACAAAAGGAAGAACCCCTCAATTCCAGGGCTAAGTCTTTTGTTGTTTTTTTTAATTTTCAAATAGGAGAAATAAAGATGGCTACAAGTTTTAACCCGTTTGGTTTTCTTCCAGTTCGAAAAAGAGATGGTCAAGCGAATACAGAAGCATTTGGACAAATAGTTCAACCTGTTTCCAATTCTGCATATGCAATTACTGCATTACTTCCTAAAGATATCTATACAGGCGATATGATTGTTGTTGATACAGCAGGTACTATTACACCTCTAGCATCAACTTCATTAAAACCTTCAGGTGTTTTCCAAGGTTGTACTTATGTAGAAGACGGAGAACCAAAATTCTCTCGTCATTGGACAGGTGCATTATCTGCATCAGATGTTAAATTACATGTCATTACTGATCCTTCACAAACATATCACATCCAAGCAGATGCAACATTATCTGATGGAGAACTAGGAATTATAAGTAGTTATACTTGTACAGTTTCTAGTGCTTCTGCTGGATCAACAATTACTGGTCAATCAAACTATCGTTTGGTTGCTGCACCAGTTGGAGCTAACGTAGAAATAGGTGCTCACGCAAGAATTGTTGGACGTAAGATGTATGATGGAGCTTCCGTAGGAGGTAATGTAAATTCGACTGATCCATACCCTATTGTAGAAGTTTGGCTTAGTGGACATAGAAGTAATTTTATTGTCGCTCAAGTTTCTACAACAGCTTAATCTAGAAAGGATTAATTAAAAATGGCTATTAATAGAGCTAGTATTAGTAAAGAACTCCTTCCTGGACTTAATGCAGTTTTTGGATTGGAATACGGAGATGTTAATAATGAACATGAGCCTCTATATGATATAGAGAACTCAGATCGTGCCTTTGAAGAAGAAGTACTCTTCACAGGTTTTGGAACAGCACCAACTAAGAACGAAGGTGCTGCCGTTAGTTATGATGATGCAACAGAGTCTTATACTGCACGTTATACTAATGAAACAATTGCATTAGCTTTTGCAGTAACTGAAGAAGCAATGGAGGATAATCTTTATGATACCTTCGCTAAGTTACGTGCAAAAGGACTAGCAAGAGCAATGGCAAATACTAAGCAAGCGAAAGCTGCTGCTTTGTATAACAATGCTTTTACTGCTGGTGCTTCTGCAATAGGAGATGGTGTTGCATTTATTTCAGCATCACATCCTACAGTTGTAGCTGGACTACAAAGTAACTATGCAAACAATGGTACAAATGCTGACCTTGCTCAGAGTACACTCGAAACAACTTTAACTCAAATTCAAAAGACTAAAGATGATCGAGGTATTTTAGTAGGAGCTAGTGCTATGTCGTTGCACATTCCTGTAGATTCTTGGAATATTGCTGACGTTATACTGAACACACCTGGAAAAACCAGCAGTTCAGATAATGACATCAATCCTACAAGACACATGGGAATGGTTCCTCAGGGCTTCTATATAAATAGAAGATTCAATGATGGGGATGCTTGGTGGGTAAAAACTGATGTTCCAAATAGCACTAAAATGTTTATTAGAACACCTTTACAAACTAAAATGGAACCAGATTTCGATACTGGCAACCTTCGATTCAAAGCACGTGAAAGATATTCTTTCGGTGTTTCTGATTGGAGAGGTTGGTATGGGAACCCTGGAGTCTAATACTTAATAATTCTGGAGAGGTGAGAGTAATTCCATCTCTCCAGTTTTTAAATAGAAAGAAACAACATGGCAAGCAATGCAAGATTTAGACAAGGTGATGGAGTTATTGTAACTACAGAAGGTAGTTCACGTATTTTAGCAATACATGCATACTCAACTGTTTTAGGAACTTTTGATATAGCAGATTCTAAAGGTAGTAAAATAAAATTTCAAGTACCTGCAAGTGGACAAGCAGATATTTTTATAGGAGAACTTGGTATTAAGTGTGATGCTACAATTTCTGTATCAACTCCTGGAGCCAATGGTGGTGTAACTTTATTTATAGGGTAAACAATGGCAACTTATTCTTATCTTAAAACAGATATTATAAATACAGCAGAGAATGAATCAACAGAGTTTGAAGAACAAATTGCTGCATTTGTTAATAGAGCTGAAGATCGTTTAGTTAAAGAATTAGACGATTCAGGTTTAGATTATTATACATCTGTTACACTTACAGCAGGTAATCCTAATGCAACATTACCAAGTGGAGCTTTAGTAGTTCGTAATGTAATGTTTAGAACAAGTGCAACTTCTAACATTACAACTTTATTACAACGTCCTTATGAGTACGCAATAGACTACTGGCCCTATGCAAGTGCCTCAACAGGTACACCTAGATATTATTCAAGAAAAAATAATACAGAAATTTATATAGTACCTACTCCAGCTTCTGCTGTGGTAAGTGAAATACACTATACTAAAAGTCCTTTAGCCTTATCAAGTGCTACAGGGACAAGTGCTACAACATCAAATTATTTTAGTGAGTTTTGTTATAATGCATTGTTTAATGCATGTATGATAGAAGCTACAATCTTTATGAAAAGTTGGAATAATGTTCCAATGATGGAAGCACAATATAAAAATTCAATAGATGCTTTACGTAATCAAGCAAGACGTACAAGACAAGATGATATGGAAAATCCTAAGAGTCCTGATGGAGGACCTAATACAGTTATTCAAGGTGCAAACTAATGTCAATTAATAGATCTAATATATCTCAAGAAGTAAATAAACCGGGTGTAAATAAAAAGAAAATGTTTACTCCACCAAAAGATACACAGATTCCAACAAACAAATATAAGATGATGAAACCTCAAAATCAAGACACTCAAAATTTATTAAAACTTTTACAAAATAATTAACAAGGAAAAGAAAATGGAAAAAGAAAGTAATCTTGCAGGACCACATACTTTATTACGTTACCCTGCTAACTTAGAAGACATTACAGGCAAACCAACTGGACAAGGCTTTGGTGCTGCTCGTAAGGGTCCTCAAGTACATGGAACTATAGAAGCTGTGGTAGATGCAGATTATCCTAAAGGTAATACATTTGCTACTAATCTTAAAGATGTAAAAAACATTGGCGTAAAGTAATGTCAACAAATAATAAAAAAAGTATTTTTAAAAAAATTTTAGATAAAGGAATAGATAAACTATCTAGGCTTGAACGAAAATATATGCAAGGTATGGATTACGAATCAGATCCATTATTTCAAAAAGAAAGAGAGAAACGAGATAAAGAAGAATTTGATAAATTGTTTAACTTCAAAGGAGGACAAGTAATGAAACAAGCTGGTGGTAAAATGTTAAAAGGTAAACAAAAAAATATAGATGTAGCTGCTCCCTTTGGTAAAATTACTGGAGCTGATTTTAAAAAATTAGGTGATGGTGATCAAGTAGTTTCTAAAATGTATGGTGGTAAAGTAATGAAAAAAATGTATGGTGGTAAGATGATGAAACTAGCTGGTGGTGGTATGATGCCTCAAGTAAGAAGAAAAAAAGGTAAGAAAATTAAATAATGCCTTTTGCTTCTGATAAACAAAAAGCTTATTTAGCTATTAATAAACCTGACGTATATAAAAAGTTTAAAAAAGATATGAAGTCAGGTGGAAAACTAATTGATAACTCTGGTCAAAAGTTTATTCAAAAACTATACTCAGGTGGAAAGATTAAAATATAATGTTAGGTGGTTTACCAGTTGAAATGATAACTATGTTAGGCTCTAGTGTACTAGGTGGTGTGATGTCTATGTGGAGTCAAAGCATTAAAGCTAAACAAGAACAGCAAAAGCTTTTAATGGCTAGAGCTAAATTTCAAATGGATGAAATAGACAAAGCAAGAAAGTTTGACAATAAAGGATTTCAATTTACTAGAAGAATTATTGCATTAACTGCAGTATTTTTTATTATTGCCTTTCCTAAATTAGTTCCTGTCTTTACTGATACAAGTGTTATATTAACATGGACAGAACTACAACCTGGATTTTGGTTTTTAATAGAACAGAAAGAAATTGTTATGGATAAGATACATAATGGTGTAGTGATTACTCCTCTTGATACACATCTTATGTCAGCAATAATTGGATTATACTTTGGTGGAAGTTTAGTTAGAAAATAATGGCTAAAGAAAAAAAGAAAAAGAAAAAGATTAAAGGGTCAGGCATGAAAGGCATGACTATTGGTAAAGGAGATAAAAGATCTACCAAGTCAGGAGCAGGACTAACAGCTAAAGGTGTAGCAAAGTATAGAAGAAACAATCCAGGAAGTAAATTAAAAACTGCTGTAACAGGAACAGTAAAAAAAGGCAGTAAAGCTGCTAAGAGAAGAAAGAGTTATTGTGCAAGATCTGCAGGACAAATGAAGAAGTTTCCTAAAGCAGCTAAAAATCCTAACTCAAGATTACGACAAGCACGTAGAAGGTGGAAATGTTAAATGGCTAAACTATGTCCAAAAGGTAAAGCTGCAGCTAAAAGAAAGTTTGATGTTTATCCATCAGCTTATGCTAATATGTATGCATCAAAAGTTTGCAAAGGTAAAGTAAAAGCAAAAGAAGGTGGAGCATTAAAAAAATGGGTAGGAGAAGAATGGGTAGATATAGGAGCTCCTAAGAAGAATGGAAAGTTTCAACCTTGTGGTAGAAAAAATGCTAAGAAATCTAAACGTAAATATCCTAAATGTGTTCCTAAAGCAAAAGCTCAAGCTATGACAGCATCACAAAGAAAATCAGCAGTACAAAGAAAACGATCAAAAAAACAAGGTGTAGGTGGTAAACCAACAATGGTTAAAACATTTGCTAAACATGGTGGACGTATAGGTTCTTGTTTAGTTGCATCTATGTATGATTAAGGATTAAAGAATGACAAAAAAATCAGTAAGCTCACCTAAAGGTTTTCATTGGATGAAAAAAGGTTCTCAATTTAAATTAATGAAAAACCCTACTGGTGGTTTTAAACCTCATAAAGGAGCATCTTTAAAAGCTTCTTTTCCAATACAAAAAGTTCATAAGGTTAAAACATAATGGCAACATCAGGTACATATAATTTTAATTTAGATATAGATGAAGTGATTCAAGAAGCTACTGAAATGATTGGTGGTGAGCAAACACTTGGACATACTCCTCAATCTGCTAGACGATCAATTAATTTAATGTTAAATGATTGGCAAAATAGAGGTGTGTTATTATGGACAATCTACACAACTGCTGTAAATGTATCAACAAGTTTAGGAACATACGATCTTTCAAGTTCTACAACAGATGCTTTACAAATTAATTTAAGAAGAGATTCAACAGATATTGAATTACAAAGAATATCTTTTGAAGAGTATTTAAACATACCAAATAAAACACAAACAGGAAGACCAACACAATTTACTGTTAAAAGAAATTTAGCTAACCCAACAGTTTTTGTGTGGCCCCTTCCTGATAACACAACCGATACTTTACAAATAGAAGCTATACGTCAACTTGAAGATGTTAATAAATCTGCTGATCAAAATGCAGATTCACCTGTAAGATTCTTACCAGCTTTAACATGTGGTTTAGCTTACTACTTATCTATGAAACGTACAGGTATACCAATGGATCGTATAGGTATGTTAAAACAAAACTATGAAGAAAAATTAGCTCGTGCTATGGAAGAAGATAGAGAACGTGCAAGCCTTTTATTAAAACCAAGATATAGGTATGTATAATGGCTACAAATAAAAATGCAATAGCTATGTGTGATGAATGTAGTTTTGTATATCCACATAGAGTAATGAAATTAAATAGCTATGGAATGCTTAATTGTCCAACATGTTTTGATGGAGCCTTTGATCTTAAAAATCATCCACAAAATAAAGCACCAAATGTACGAGATATTACAGCAATTGAAAATCCAAGACCTGATGATGGTGGTAGAAATTTAACTTGGGGATTAGCTAATATTACCTGGAATGATATACCAGATCCAAATACAAGAAAGTGGGATACAGTATGAGTGACTTATCAAACAGTTTAATTAATGCTACCTATAAAAAATTATTACAAGTAGCACAAAGTACAAATACAGGAGTTGGTGTTTCTTTAACAAACATACAATCAGGGGATGGAACTAATACTGCAATTAAAATAGCTACAAGTGCTGTTAAAGTTGAAGGTACTTTTGGTGTTTCTGGTAATACATCTGTTGTAGGTGATTTACAAGTAACAGATAAAGTATGTGCTAGTTCTTTTTTTGGTGATGGTTCTAATCTAACAGGTATAGTGCCTAGTGGTGATGTTTCAGTATCTAGTTTAATAGTTACAAATAATGCAACAATAGGTGGTACTGTTACTATAGGTGGTACTGTAATGGTATCAGGTGGTGAGATACAAGTTAAAAATACAGGCACACAATCTAATATAAAACTATATTGTGAATCTTCTAATGCACATTATGTAGCTTTACAAGCTCCTCCACATTCTTCTTTTAGTGGTAATATAACAATAACATTACCAGTAAGTACTGCTACATTAGTAGGTACATCTACTACTGATACATTAACTAATAAAACATTTGGTGATAAGGTTGATTTTAATAGTGATGTTTGTATTAGTGGAGATTCAGTTCTAGTAGGCAATGCAACTATAGGTGGTACATTATCTGTAGGTGGTGCTGTAAACATGTTAAGCACAGCAACAGTATCAGGCACAGCAGGATTCTTAGGAGCTGTTAGAGTTTCAGGCAATGCCTCTGTAGGTGGTACATTAGATGTTGGAGGTAATGTAAGTCTTGGAGGTAATGTAACTATAAAAGGTGATGTATTTGTAAGTTCAAAAGTATGTGCTAGTGCTTTCTATGGTGATGGTACAAATATTACAGGTATACCAATTACAGGTAATATCTCTGTAGCAAATGCTATAGTAGGAGGAACATTAAGAGTATCAGCAGCTACAAGTTTAGGAGGTACATTTAAAGTATTAGGTACTACAACTATAACAGGTAACTCAGGATTTTTAGGTACTGTAAGAGTATCAGGTGCTACGACAATAGGCAGTACATTAGATGTAGCAGGTAATGCTTCTATAGGAGGTACTTCAAATATAACAGGTAAAGCAGAATTTGAAGATGATGTATCTGTATCAGGAGGTTTAGTTGTAGGTGGTACAGTTACTATATTAGGAGATAATCTTCAAGCAGCTAATGCAAAAGTATGTGCATCATCTTTCTTTGGAGATGGAGCTAATCTTACAAATGTACCTGCAGTTATAACAGGAAACATATCTGTTAATAATGCAACAATAGGTGGTAACTTATTTGTAGGTGGTACTGCTACTATTGTAGGTAATACTACTATGACAGCAAACCTAGGAGTAGGTGGTACATTAGATGTAGTAAGTAATACTTCTATAGGTGGTACAGCTAAGATTACAGGAACTA